CCCCCCATCTTTAAACAGTATTCCATCGTCAGGTATGTCAGGGTATTCAGAACTAGTAGCAGAGCCTACCGTAGCAAATTGCATACGAATAGTTCCTGTAGGACTAGTCTCCCTAAATGTAATAGTGCCTGCTGTACCTGTATTAACAGCATACAAACCCTGTAATCGTAATCTACCACCAAATATGGGGGCTACTACGCTGTTAGAAGTACCTGCACTTACATTATTCGCGGGATCGCCCACTGCTGTAATAGAGGTAATAGAAGTCCAGTACCCAACACTAGTAGATACACCACCATCAGTACCTGTGAGACTTTCTGTAGCCGCATTTCCTAGCTGGTCTAGCCCAACAATAGTAAAGGAAATAGCGTCATCATCCCCAACGCAAGTGATAGTAATCTTTCTAGCAGCGTCAAGTGTAAAAGGACTCCCCCCAACAATTGAGAGGGCAGCATTGTTGCCTACCCCCGCAGCAAGGGATATAGCCGTTGCACTCGCTACTGCCGCAGAAATAAATGTCGATTGAATGTCAGAAGAAAAAGACATAATCTACTCCTTACGGTTGAATTGTAGTGTTAAACGCCTGTGCATACATTACGGTTATACGGACAGACCCTGCGTTAGTAGCCGCTGAACCCGTTATATTAAGACGTAAGTCTGAAGTGCCCGTGTTGCCCCACGCTAAGGTTCCACCACCAGAAACACCAAGTGGCTTAATACCAACAGTAGTGCCTGATGCCAATGCGTTTATAAACGTACTAGCTCCACCACCAACCTGACCAACACTAATGTTTGTTGTTGTGTTTGCGGCACTAACCATGTCAACAATAATGTTAACAATTTTGGAATTTGCGGGGATTACTATGTTTGTTGCAACGGCGGCAACTGCGCCACCCGCAAGGGTTTGCAATGCGTCTTGGCACGTAACTACATAGCCTACGTTAGCAACGTCAGTGCCTACAGTTGTGCCTATAGTGTTTCGGATGTTACCAGCGCGGATAGGGCCGGAAAAAGTGGTATTAGCCATTATAGAATTCTCACATGTGAGTTAAGGAGAATCTGTCTACATGTCGTCAGTCGGGTCTGTCAGATTCACCGGATTGTTTCCCGATACAGGCAAACATATCACAGTGTGTGGCTTTAAGTCAACAATAAAAAAGGGGGCCGAAGCCCCCTTAGTACAGCGTGTTACTACGCGATTAAGCGCCGGGCGAACCGTAGATACCTAGTGGATCAGATACACCGAACGAGTAACGCTCACGAGCCTTATAACGGCTGTTACCAGTGTCGAAGTCCGCGTCCATAGAAGTAGCCATTGGGCTACGAACGAAGTGCTTCAAACCATTAGGTACGTCAGTCATCATAAACCATGCATCAGTATCAGTCAGGTAATGGTTAATTGCATAACCCTGTGGAACGGCACCATTGCTCATAATAGCGTTAATGTCGTTGTCCGCAGTTCCTACGCGGCCTTCAGTCTCAAGCAAACGAGTTGCAACAAACTGTAAGGAAGGTGGGATAACTAGCTTCTTAGGCTTGGCCGCGATCAAAAGACCACGCTCATCGGTGTAGCCAGAAATCTGAATGATAGCTGCTTCCAAAGAAGTTTCGTTAAGGTCGGCTGCAACCGCAGGACGGTTAGAGTTAACACCGCCGTTAACCAGTGGGTGAGCAGTAGAACAAAGTACTTGTCCGTCGCCGTAAGTATTAGCAGCAGCAAAAGCGTTGTTAAGAATATCAGCGCCTTTAACTTGCTTAGTGTACGCCATTCCACGAGCTAGTGCTTTGGTGTAACGAGATGACAAAGAGTCATACAAGTTATCTTCAATCGCTTCTTCAGTGATTGAGAAACCCATTGCAACAGTTTCGTGAGTGTAGCGTGCAGTCCATGCTTCTTGAGCATTATCATACTCAATTGCAGAACCTTCTGATTTTGTTGGAGCTGAACCAAAACCAGATAGCTTAGTTTCTTCTTCAAAAGAACGATCAGAGGTTTCAGTCTCGAAAATCTCTTTATGCTCTTCGCCGTATTTCGCGTACTCTAGGCCAAACAATGCGTTTAGTCCGGGGAGTAGCTCTTTTAGTAATTGACTTCTTGAAATAGCCATCTAGTTATTCTCCTACGATGCCGGTACCAAACTGGTGGTACGGTAGGTTAAATTTAACCAAGACATCAGTCCTAGCGTCGCCAATGGTAGAACCAGTTTTAGTTACAAAACCGATTACTTTGAAAGCTCTAGATGCAGTCGCAGTAGTAGCGTCGAGTGCAATATTAGACTTACCAGTAGTAGTGTTTACAGAAGTTAAAGCATTCTGTGCGCCAGTCAAAGGAGCATTGTGACCAAGAGCAGTCTGAGCAATAGCAGCGTCAGCTTGTACTTGGAAAGTTACGCCCGGATCGACTATAACATAGGCAGTAGCGTTAGCAGTGCCTGAAGGGTAAAACTGAGCAAATATCAATTGACCTTCAGCATTGATGTATTCACAACCAACAAACACGCCTAGTGCGCCGATAGCGTTACCACCAAGGTTGTTATTAGTTGCGTCTGCGCCAGTGCCAGAAGCTAGTTGAACATAACCTGCATTGATCTCTACAAGAGAACCGTAGCCAATATTTTGAGCTACGCCAGCAGGAGTAATAAGAAAAGCGTCACGAGCACCCGTATAAGGGGTACCGTCAGCTTTACGTACGGGAACAAACCCGTAAGGAGCGGCTGTAGTTGCCATTTTATTTTACCTATAAAAAATTTAGTTTAAGTTCCCTTACCAAAGGTAACTTTCGATTTCCGCTCATTAAATAGCGGCATACGTGGATCATTTTCCCGCATTAGGCTGTTATCAACTGACTGCATTTGCGCCTTACTCTGTTCAGAGTAATAAGCATTGCGCTCTTGAGTGAGTTCTTCTGGAGCCTTGCATAGCATTAGTCCTCCTATAACTACATTGTCTTTGAACTTCTCGTTCTCGACGGTGACCATAGTTATTTCGGGGTGATCCGATGCTTTTACTGGTTCCCAGCCTTCACGCAATTTAGATGAGACATTAGTGGCATCCACATTACCTTGCGTACTTACACGAATCCAGCGAAATGCATAACCCGGCTCTGGAGTAGGCGAAGGTAGAACCTCCGGCTTTATCCAAGCCTTTTTGCGGGCCGTTTTTTCACGGGTGACGTTCTCGCGGTTAATTCTGTTCTCAGCCATCATACTCTCCTCATCTCTTCAGCAACCTTTTTGGCGTATAGTTCTAATGGAACACCGAGTTTTTTAGCTATAGCTACCTGTGTCTGCGTTAAACGCACCTTTTTGGGTGCTGTGCTCCGCGTTGCGGGGGCAACCACATTTGACTGTCGCTTATGTTCGGTTTCCTCTGCTTCCCCTTCAAAATTGTCAGGGAACAGCTTCTGCATACGAGAGTTTATAGTCTCGTAGTATTCATCACTTGACGGGTCTACCCCATCAGTAACAAGTTTCTCGTGTAGTCCCATAGCGTACCCAGTCATTTCTTGGTCTGAACCAAACCAAGTATTTTCCTTGGCCCAATCAGACGCTCGTTCATCCACTTGGGGGGCTTGAGCTGCACGTTCTTGAGGTAGTTGTACCTCATTGTCCTCTGTTTGTAAAGCAGGAGGTTCAAAATTCTTTAGCTTATCTGTTTTTATGTTAGCAGCATTGAGCTTTTCTTGTGCTTCAAGTACTTTATCAGCGTCTCCTGCCTCATAAGCCTGTTTATATTGGCGTTTAGCAAGTAATGCCTCTCCCGCAGCAGTTCTTTTAGCTTGTTCTAGTAATGCTGCTTGATTTTTATCTACTGTACCCTTTAGCTGGTTATTTTCTTCGACGAGCGTTTTTGCGAAACTTTCGAGCTCCTGTCTTTCGCGGTGGGCTTGTTCTTTGGCGCGACGTTCGTCGTGGTAGCCTTTGCTGAAGTGCTTAATCCGGTTACGTACTTTCTCAGAGTAATCTTCCAACTCCTCATCTGTAACCTCATTTGGAGGAGTTGAAGGCTTACGGTTACGATCAGACTTCGGTACATCGTCAACAACTTCGATTTCATAATCTTCTTCCTTTGCCTCTTTAGCAGGCTTTTCTTCTTTGGGCGGTTTACCTGAAAGGTCTATCTCAATAGCCTCACTAGACTCGATCTCAATATCATTTTTGTTGTTATCTTCGTCTTCGGGAAATTCAAATTCAACTTTTTGGAACGGCATAATCTACTCCTTACACTCGTGTTACGCCACGAGGATCGGCTACAACTGCTTCAATCGAATCATCGTTCATTAAACGATATTCAACACCACCTACTTTAAACCGTGTACCTGTATTCATACGGAACATTACGTAGTCACCCTGCTTACACCAAGGGCCAGTCGGGAACCGCTCTTTATCCGAATACGCTTGCTCTCCCATGTCGAGCACAAGCCCGATGGTAGACATGATGTATTCGTTGTGCATTTCTTTACTAGACTTAATGATGCCGCTTTCACCGTATGTATCATCTACTTCCGGCATGGCTATTAATAGCCTATAACCCACGGGAGTAGGTAATTGGTTTTCAAAATCTTCTTCTGTCGTTTCTTGCTTTGGATCAGCACTTAAATCAGTCATTGTCATCTTCCAAGTAATTACGCGAGAGGTCGTTTACATGATTCAAACAGGAAGTGAGACCTCGTAGCATTCCTGTTATTTCTTTGTATTGGGCGAAGTCTTTAGCTCCTCCATTACCTAGAAATTCTTGTGCGGAGGACATGTCATCCCCGATTTTCTTTTTTAGCACGTCAAAGACGGTATTAGCCATATCTTATTCCTTTGGTTTATTTTTGGCCTCTTTTAGTAAGTCGAGGTCAAGTTTAGTGTTAGCTGTTCGTCTGTCGGCAGCTAGTTTTGCACCCGATTTCTGGGCGTCAAGCTCCAACTCCTGCCTGTCTATATCAAGCTGCGCCTCGTCTATACGAGTATCAGCCATAGTTTTCTGGGCTTTAAGTTGTAGTTCGGCTTGCTTTATCTGCATATCACCCTGATCTTTCTGGGCTTTACGTTGTACTTCTTGCTGCTTAACCTGTAGCTCCGCTTGCTGTAACTGGAACGCTGGGTCTTGCTGTTGTTCTTGCGCTTGTTTCTGTGCAGCTTCTTGCTGATGCTGTTGAGTTAGCTGTTTACCCGCAGTAGCTACAACTCTAGCCAACTGCACTTCCATGTCCTCAGACATCTCTTGATTAGGTGCAGGTAACGGTACTCCCAGCTTCTCTTCCATCTGCGTGCGGTATCTGAACCCTAGGTGTTCTGCTATGTGCGCCTGTAACGACGCCATGATTTGCTGTGCTTGGGGGTTCTGACCGATGGTTTGGGCAATCATTGGGTCTTGCATGAATGATTGGTGCGCCGCTATATGAGCCTCGTGATCTTGATAGATAAAGGCTTTTATAGGGGTACCTGTTAGCGCGTTCATATTCTCGCTTACAGGATCGGTTGGTTTTACATCGTCTTTTGTTGGAACTAACTTATCAGCGTTCTTAATGCCTAAGACATCAATCATCTGACGGTGTAGTTGCGGCAGGTCATAAATCTGCGGGGCTTGCTGTGCCATCTGTAAGACAGCTTGATACTGTACTACCCGCTGCGCCATTGTGGAGCTATTAGGGTCACTAACAGGGATAACGTCTACTAACCTATAGTCTTCCCTACGTGCGGATACTTCCCCTCTAACGGGCACATAGCCGTACTCAGAGGGGGCGTACTCTGCCATAATAGCCTTGAGCATCTTAAACTCTTGCTTCATGGCGTAGTGGACACGGGCTTGTACCGCTGCCATAGGCTTCAACGTACGTTCTAGCAAAGCTAGCGTAGTACCTACTGGGGCATTGGCCGACATGTCAGAAATGTTCATGTCACTAATAGCGCCTAGACGACGACCTTCATTAGTGATCTGGTCTAGCAAAGCTAGTAGAGTTTGACTTGGCTCCTTATAAGGAAGGGGCATGATGTTTTCACGAATACTGCCGGAGGGTACATCTACGTCTTTAAACTCGCCCGGCTCGATGGGGGAGTCATCACCTTTAATACGTAATCCACGGGTCTTTAAGCCCCCCGGAAGATTAGATAGCGTACCAGCGTCCACCAATTGCCGTATAAGCGAGGTTCCAGCTCTAGCGTACCCACCTATGATGTGGATCAGTCCAAGGCCGTAGAAGCCAAATCCGGGCACATATACGTAGTGTACGAAATGTTGACGCTTGAGTGTTAGGTTGTCTTCCTCGTCCCAGTTACGGCGAATAGCTAGAATCTCACTGCTACCACGCTCCATTGTAACGACATAAGGCTTGGCAATCTCTTCGCCTTCTACATCATCACCTTCGATAACTAGGTCTGCGTGTACTTCATACATCGCATAGCGGTTGTCATCTGTAAGCGAAAACCCACCGTCTTCGGCTTTCTTCTCTTCTATATCTGTATGGTATGCTTGGGGTTCACCTAAATCTATGTCACGGTAGAATCCATTTACCTGTAACTTACGTATATCATTCTTAGTTTTACGCATTATATGGGTAACGCGTTCGGCAGACTCAATGTTAGACGCGCCGTATGGCACGATAACGTCTTCTGCGGGAATATAGATAGCGGTCTGTCTACCTAGGCTGGGGTCGAAGTAAACCTTCTTAAACGCCGATCCTGCCAGTCCTAGGCTATATAGCATCCGCTCGTGCTCTGGACGATACTCAACCATGTTCTCTGTAAGCTCATAGTTCATGTCCGCTTTTACACGTTGGGCTGCTTCATCTTTTTCTTTTGTCTCTTCTCCTAACACCTTCACACGTACGGGGCCAGCCGCAGGGAAAGTCTCGCTCATAGTCTCTGCTTGGAAACGAATGGCTGCTTCGGCTAAGACAGTAGAGTTCACACCACATGCGCCTTCCCAAGGAGTTGTACGCTCTTCTTGCTTGAACCCAATAATGTCTAGACCCTTAACATATGTATCAGCCCAGTCTTTACGGCTATCCACGTCTGAGTCTATTAAGTCTATAAGCTCTCCGGCAAGTTCCGCTAGGTAGTCTTCGTCTAGTTCTTCCGCTAGGTTAGCGTCAAAAGCTACAGACTCTAGGCTACCAGCTTCAGGAATCAAAGTAATCTCCATGCTACCGTCAGACAGCGTAACCATGTCGGGGTTAACAATCTCGATCTCTAGTTCCTGCTCGACCATCTCTCCCTCGACTGCTTCTTCGTCCAGTCCTTCAGGGGCTGCATATAAACTTTTTTCAATTGCCATTATCTAACCTCTTAATAATACCCAGTTGCTCGCCGCTTGAAGTACTTCTGTTCTTCCGGCTCATCGGTAGGTAACCTTATAAACCCGCCCTGTCTGAAGCGCATTAACGCCATTACAGTCGAGTCCACCAAGTCATCGTTGCTCATAAACGGGAATCCCGCGATCTCTTCTACGACTTCTTCAGCCCATCGAGTTTGCGGAACCCAACATAATCCAGACGCTACAATATCAGATACCGCGTTCAAACGCGCTAGTTTATCACCAGACCCCCTATGAGGAGTATATTCAGACACAGGTAGCCCCATACGTCTCATTTCTTGATATAGCGCCACACCAGAACTCTTTTTCTCCACAATAAACGAGTCTGGCTCCCAGTCTGCGTACTCTTGCATCGCTAGTTCTTTGAGTTCATGGAACTCTATACGCTGCTTAATACTATTAAGCAATATAATATTATACGCGTTTTCTTCCTCATTGAAAAACACACCCCAAGTAGTCAGTGCAGTATAGTCCGCTCGGTTGTGCTTTTCTGCCGCAGCATCGAGTGACATGATTATGTACTCACACGCGGGAGGATTCTCCTTCTCCCACCAATTCCACC